ATACAAGAAATTAAACAGTTAGTAGAAGACTATCCGAACGATCAGGACCTCGGAGGTAAAGTAAGAGAACTCTACTGGAGAGACTATAAAAACGGAACTTACTCATTTATTTCAAATCAAATGAATTTATTTGGAGATGATGACATAGAAGACAGAGATGATGTTGCAATTTTAGGAGAAGATTAATGAGTGAAGGTATAAACATAGAAGATCTGCCAATTGAACAGCAGAAATATATTAAAGAATATCAGAGAATTCTACATGGATTAGCAGATATTCAAATGAATATAGAGTCTTTATCCGAAAGAGCAAAGACTTTAACGAAGGAGTTAGACGAACTCAGAGCAAAGGAAAAAGAGGAGTTTGGAGACGATAACGTCCTAGGTAATGTGTAGGAAACTATATGTTACTTTATCATATAACTATTAAATAAAAATAATATAATGGCAAAGAAGAAAACATTTAGCTTTGATGACATAAACAAAGAATTAGCGGACCTTAATCCGCTAGGTTCCGTTATGGAACATTCTAATTTTAGTGAAGTTACAGAATGGATTGACACAGGTAACTATCACTTAAACGCATGTGTCAGTGGCTCGCTTTTCAAAGGTTGGCCAAACAACAGATCTTGTTCGGTTGCAGGACCATCAGGAACTGGTAAAACTTATTTGATTCTAAACTCTATTGCAAGAGCAATTGATATGGGATATAGTGTTATATTCTATGACTCTGAGGCTGCAGTAGATAGAGAGATTATGAAAAAATTTGGTATTGATACAACTAAAGTAAATTATCAACCTGTAAATACTGTTCAAGAATTTAGAACTTCGGTAACATCTATTACAGGAAAAATGCAAGAGGTAAAAAGATCTGGTGGAGAAGTACCTAAGATTATGATTATCTTAGATTCTGCTGGTAACTTAGCTACTGCAAAAGAAATCGAAGATGCTAAAACAGGTTCTGACAAATCAGATATGACAAGATCTAAAGTTTTAAAATCTATCTTTAGAATTATTATGACTCCTTTAGCAGATTTGAAAATACCTTTCATATTTACTAACCATACATATCAAACACAGTCATTTATTTCCCAGACTGTTGCGGGTGGTGGTACTGGACCAGAATATGCTGCATCAATAGTTTTATTCCTTAATAAAGCTCAGTTAAAAGAAGGTGGTGAAAAGACTGGTATTATCGTAACAGCTAAACCAAATAAAAATAGATTTGCAAAACCACATCCAATTAAATTCCACTTACACTTCACAGAAGGTATGAATAGATTTGTTGGACTAGAACAATATATTGATTGGGAAGAAATAGGTATTGCAAAAGGTACTATTGAGAAAGGAGTTAAAACTCCAAAGGCTACAGCAAGAGGTTGGATTTGTAAACACCTTGATGAGACTGTACCTAATTCAGAATTCTTTACAGAAAAAGTCTTTACACAAGAAGTACTTCAAAAGATTGAAAAGAAGATTCAGCCTCTCTTCAACTACAGCACGGAGCACAGAGAACTTGATATTGACGAACTAATAGAGTTAGGTGAAACTGAATAAAGATAAACTGCCGATCAAGTATATCCTAGGGATAGAAAAAGATCTACCAGATTATCCAACCGCTCTAGATGTTTTACAAGCTGAAGTAAAACTCTGTAACAGAAATCCAGACAGATATAAAGGTAGCTTTACCTACCATGCATTGAAAACTTACAGGTTTCCAGACTCAGATCATGAAAGAATCTTAGAGTCTGCAAAGGAACTAGTCACCATGGGTTTATGCGAACAAACAAATGAAGAGCCTGGTAAAGAGGCTTTTAAAATTTTAATAAACCCATTCGAATGATAGCAGTATTTGACAACTTCATAAAAGACCAAAATTTATTAGAAGAAATTCAGAGAAATAGAAGTTCTATTTTTAAAGACCCTGGCGTCTATAAGTATTACCATGGTTGGTGGAATACTCCAGCTAAGAATACAACACAGCGTATAATACAACATGTCTGGGGAGAAGCATGTCCAATTTCTGAATCTTATTCTATTGATGGATTTGAATACTGGACCGGAATACAAACAGCTAAAAATGTAGATACTTTTTGGGAAGATGACTTAAAAATACATTTTGATAAAGATGAAGAATGGTTTAACGAAACTGGAGAAATTGTGGTTCCAATTATAGGAAGTGTTTATTATCCTGATGTTCAGGATTTCGAAGGTGGAGAATTAGAAATTTATACAGACGGCGATCAACGTACGCCAGAGACTGTTAAAGCTAAACCTAATAGATTTGTTATTTTTGAAGCTGGAAGACATCCACATGCTGTTAAAACAGTCACTCGAGGAACTAGAAATGCAATAGCAATCAATCTATGGGAAAATGAACCTTACTCTAAACAAAAGGGAACTTTAATCATAGAATAATAAAAATACAATATGCAATTCGGACAAGATTTTGAAAAGATATTCTTTAGACTCTCATTAGAGAAAGTAAAGTACTTACAAGCGATAAAAACAGGCTTTTATACATCAGAAGAAATTGATGCATTAAGCTTTTTAGCTAATAAGTTCTATACTAAATTTAATGAGACTCCTACTAAAGAACAATTAGCACTTCTTGTTCAGAATCATCCAAAATCTAAAGAAAGAGTTTCTGATAATATACTAAACATTATCTTTGATGTTGACCTAGATCAGTATGATGAAGAATGGTTAACATCTACTGCAGAATCTTGGATTAAATGGAGAACATTCAACACTTCATTTACAGATACAATTGAGTTTATTAAAACTACTACGGTTACTCCAGAGAATGTAGAAGCAATTGTAACTAAAGTAAAAGGTATTATCAATGACAGAAATAATCTTACTTTTAATTCTGACTTAGGTCTAGACTTCTTTGACTTTGAAGCACACGACCAGAAAGAAACAGAGAAAGTAAGCTCAGGCTATAACTTCTTAGATAGTATGTTAGGAGGCGGTTATGACAAAGGTGGTAATCTAGTTGTTTATGCTGGTGAACAAAACATTGGTAAATCAATTTATCTAGCTAATGATGCAGCTAACTTCGTAAAGATGGGTACAAATACTGTAGTTATTACTGCAGAGATGGCAGCACATAAATTCGTAAAAAGAATTGGTGCTAATCTACTTTCAGTTAACATCAATGATTATGCAGAGAAAGCTAAGAATAAAGAACATATTAAACGTAGATTAGAAACGGTTGGAGATGGTTTTACTCCACCAGGAAATCTATTTGTAAAACAGTTTCCTACATCACAGGCTACAGTATTGGATATTGAGGCTTATGTAAATCAGATTGAAGAAGAGAGACAAATTAAAGTGGGTGCAGTTGTAATTGACTATATCAATATATTAGCTAATTACAGAAATCAAAATACGGAGAATACATATATGAAGATCAAGCAAATTGCAGAAGACCTTCGTGCTATGGGTATTCGTAATGATTGGTTGATTGTTACCGCAACCCAAATAACAAGATCAGGCTATAATGCATCGGACATAACAATGACTGACATCGCAGAATCTGCAGGACTTTCTCATACAGCAGACGTAATGCTTGGTATTATTCAAGATGATTTAATGAGAGCTAATCAAGAGTATTGGTTAAAAGTACTTAAGATTAGAGATGGTGAGGGCAAGGGAACGAAATGTAAACTAAATATCGATTGGAATTACATGAGGTTAACTGAGACACATGAAATGTCTAACTCTAATATACACTCGATATAAAAACAATATCCTACTATGGCAAAAAATGACAAAATTTTTAACAACAACTTCGATACTCCAGACTTTGAGCTGAGTAATATATCTTTTGATTTAGATCCGAGCATAAAGGATAATCAAGACGAAGAAGAGAAAATACATTTTGAAATGATTGCTAGAGAAATCCATAAATTAATTGGACTATCTAGATTTAAAGTATTTAATGAAGTAGATGAATTAGGCAAGGTTAGTAAACTTAGAAAAAATGACATCAATGAAGTGTATGGATATATTGTAGATGAGATGGCAGCAAAGTTTAGTCGCATAGATATTTTTAGCGAAATGTGTGTCTACTTCGATATTAAACCCGTAAAATTTTATAGTTCTCTAAGTAACGTATATAAAGAGGACTTAATCCAAGAATTAGATTTAAGAACTGGTATTTTAGAAAAGAAGAATATCAAAAAGTTATTTTAAATGATTGAACCTAAAGTAATTAAGCAGGGAGCAAAGAGAGTTTGGGTCCTTGGCGATTTACATTTTGGCGTAAGAGCAAATTCCGTAGAGTGGTTAGAAATCCAGAAAGATTTCTTCGAGAGAATGTTTATTCCTACACTAAAGAAACATGTACAACCAGGCGATGTATTGGTTCAAGTAGGTGACACATTCGATAACAGACAATCTATTAACATTAAAGTTCTTAATTATGCAGTTGACCTATTCGAAAGATTGGGTCAAATTCTACCATGTTATGTAATCTGTGGTAACCATGATATTTGGGCTAAGAAGTCAAATGATATTTCATCGATCGACAGCTTGAAATGGATTCCAAATGTACAAGTCTATAAAGAACCTGAATTGTTAGACTGGAATGGCAGAAATGTTTTGTTAATGCCATGGAGAAGAGATGCTGAACATGAGGCAGAAACGTTAGCAGACTATCCACAGACAGATATTGTATTTTGTCACTCAGAAGTTAGAGGTATTTACTTAAATTCAAAAGTAAAGAACGAACACGGAACCGAGACTAATATCTACGACAAGTATACAAGAGTTTATTCTGGACATATCCACTTTAGACAAGAGAAGAATAAACTACTAATGGTCGGTGTGCCATATCAACTTACTAGATCAGATAGAGATAATCCAAAAGGTTTCGACTTAGTTAACTTAGAAGATATGGAAGAGACTTTCTTTGAAAATCATATCTCCCCTAAATTTCTAAGATATAACATTAAAGCGCTATATGATATGCCTCTTGGCAAGTTTAAGGAACAAATAGAAAATAACTTTGTAGATCTATTCGTACCTTCACAAATCGCTACAACCAATGCATTGAGCCAACTGGTTAATGAGATACAACATATTTCAAGAAAATTAGAGCCGAATATCTACGAAGAAGATTCATATATCGATAAAGATTTTTATGATATTAACGAGATTGAAGAGATGTACAAGAATTACAATATATTGAATTTATGTAATATGTATATTGATGGGATGAAACATGATGAGGAGTTGTCTCTAAAACTAAAGAGTAAGCTAAAACAATTGTATACACAATGTGCATACAATTATGATACCGACAAATAATGAGGATAGACTATATTGAATTTAAAAACTTTGCATCTTACGGAAATCAAAAGCAGAGAATAGATTTTGTAAAAGATGGTTCCGAATTATTTCTAACACTGGGTAAAAATGGTGATGGAAAGACTACAATTGCAAATGCAATTATCTATGCACTTTATGGAAAAGTAGAAGGTGTTAAACTAGCAGATCTTCCAAATAGAATTAACAAAGAATTATTAGTAAAGATTGGACTACAATGTGGTACAATGTTTATTGAAATAGAAAGAGGTATTGCTCCAAGTAGATTTAATGTTCTAATTAATGGAGTTGAGTTTGATAAAGCAGGTAAGAAATCTGTACAAGAGTATTTAGAAGACGAAGTATTCGGTATTCCATATCACGTATTTAAGAATATAATTATTCTATCAGTAAATGATTTCAAATCATTCTTAACTATGTCTAACCAAGACAAGAAGCAGATTATTGATAGAATGTTTGGTTTCTCTATTCTTAATGATATGCAGAGACAAATCAAAGATGAGAGAAGAGATATTAAATTTGATATAGATTCCTATGATGCTGAGTTAAATCAGATTATGGATTCTATTACATCAGTTAGAGGTAAATTAAATACTCTACTTGCAGAATCTAAAACAGCGAATAAATCTAAAATCCAAGAACTAAAAGATCAATTAGTTACTCTACATGAGACTGTATTAGATATGGACGCTAATCGTAAGAAAGAAGAATCTGCGATGAATAAGTTCAATAAAGAGTATAATGAAAAGAGAACTGAAGCCGGAGATATTAAAAGAGAAATTGATTACCTAAATAAGAAGTTAGCATTATATGAAAGTGGACACTGTCCAACATGTGAAACTAAATTAACTTCTGACTGGCACGTAAAACAAAAAGACCAATTTAGTGAAAAGATTAAAGAAGATACAGAGACTATTAAGTCGATTAAACTTGAAATGGATAGTCTTCAAACTAAGGCTAATGACGCATCGACAGCAAAACAGGCGATAGAAGGTCAGATTAGAGAGAATAAGTTTACAATGAAGCAACTTAAAGAAGAGTTGTTGAAATTAAAAGATACTCCAGAAGGAGCTGATTTCGATCACCTAAGAGGACTTATTACAGAGTTTGAAGAAACTGAAGCTAAGAAATCTGCAAAGAGAGATAATCTAAATGGCGACTATAATTTTATGGAAATTGTAGAGCAAGTATTAGGTGAAGATGGCGTAAAGAACTTGGCAGTAAAAACTATTCTACCAGGACTTAATACTAATATCGCTGCCATGGCACAAACCATGCACTTACCTTTTCATATTAGATTTGATGAGAAGTTCAATTGTATTATTAATCACCTAGGTGAAGATATTAATCCATTGACACTCTCAACAGGTGAGAGAAAGAAAGCAGACTTTATTGTTATTGTAGCGATTATTAAAATCTTAAAACTAAGATTCCCACAACTAAACCTTCTTTTCTTAGATGAGTTATTATCTTCAGTAGACCATGATGGAGTCTACAACATATTGAAGATTTTAAATCAAGTAATTAAAGAGCATAAAATAAATACATTCGTAATTAATCACTCGGTACTACCACATGAGATTTTCGACAAGAAGATTCAAATCTATCGAGAGAATGGTTTCTCTAAATTTACTACTGAGACTATAGATTAATAGAGTGATATATACTCTATGGCAACTTACAATCTTAAATTTAACAAAGACGATTCAGTTATTAGACATATTGTTGTTGGTCTATTAGCAGACCTCAATAGTAAACTGAGTTTTTGGAGACAAATTAGCAATGACGAGAGAGTTATTGTTGATGTACCTTTCTTTTATGCAGTTTCAGGAGATGAAAACTTTTTAAAAGATTCATTTCTATTTTCAAACGTAAATGGTCCGAGTTGTGACCCAGATGGTGAGTTTGCAGATGGTAATTATGATAAAGTACCAAGAGGTATTGTAAACCTAACTTCATTTGCAGTAGACCCTGCTAAATTAGTAAATAAAAGAAACATGGGTCAGTATTCAATGATGAATGAGAATGGCCTAATGGAAGGTTTTGTTGCTGAATTCGAAATGATTCCATGTGTTATTGGAGTTGATGTAGAAATACTTGTATCAAGTCAATTAGACTTATTTAAAGTTACAGAAGCTATTGTAAAGAAAATGTACAAGGCTAATTTCTATAACGTCGACGCAGGACATCTAGAAGAGGGAACTTACAGAATTTCATCTGAGTATATGATGCCAGATGATTATACACAGGAAAGACCTGTGGAATATAGCTTTGATGATAAAGCAAATCATAAAATTACATTTAGTCTAGAAGTCAACTCATTTGTACCTTCTTTCGATTTTGAAGAAGATACTTATAGAAAATTCACTAGAACCATGTACGCTAATGCAATAACAGGCGATTATGGAGATCCTAACGGATTCCTAGATCCTGGTATGACCCCATCAGTTTACTATGATTGTGGTACTGGTTTCAAATGGGAATCTAATGGAACTGAATGGATTAAAACAGGAGAAGGTTTCTCTTGTACAGATGCTGCATTAATAGCTACATTTGGTAATGAACAAAATACAGAAAGTCAGATTAAGAGAGTTTCTAGAAGAAGAAAACAAGCTAATAGAATGTTTACTATTAAGAACGGTCCAGATCCTACGGATAGTGTATCTGAGAATCAAGATTCTATGCTTGGAGATAACTATAATGTCACCGGAAGGAACTATCCATTCGGAGGCAAAATAGAAGAATAATTTGACTGATATATACTTTATAGAAAATAAAATACGAAAAATGGCAAATTTAGAAAACAATAAAGTTATTTCACCAGTAATTGAAAGTGGCCATGGTCACATTTTTCATGTTGGAGGAGCTAACTTTAAAGTAACTGGTTCTCACATTGAGCCGGTATCGGAAACAAATGATGTATTTAATACATTAGTTGCTGCTAACAATTTATTCACAATCAACGAGAATGGTATTTCATTCTACTATGATTACAACAACAAAAAAGCTGTATCTAAAATTGAAGAAGGTGCTTTAGAAAACTTCGACAAGATGAATGACTTAAACGAGAAAGTTGATTTCTTAAATGAGTCTATCAAAGAACTTAGATTAGCTGGTAAAAAAGGAGAAGCTCTAGAGACTGCAACTAAAGAGTTAGAGGCTACTCAAATAGAATTAAACGAGACTAAGAGATCTTCAATTGCTGTAAAATTCTCTTATGTAAAAGAATCTAATACATTCTTTGCAGGTAAGATGGAAATCACTTTAGGTTCTGAAGAAAAACTATCTGAAAGATTCTTCAATATCGGATATGTTAAATATGCAGATAAATCTTTAATTGAAACATTCCAGGTTGCTGCAGAAAACTTCGATGCTTACAAAGTTTTAGATTTTGTAGAAGAGTCTACAAAAGACCAGATCACTGTAGTTTCTATGAAGGCAGAAAATAATGCTTTCGTTTACAGAAGAAACAACGATACTAAAATTGTAGAATTCAAAAAATTATTAGCGGATGCTGCTGTTGACTATGTAGCAGAACAAACTGGAGCTGATGTTACTGAATTATATGCTGAAGTTTTAGAATCTCTAGTAGAAAGAAGAAAAGCTAAGAATGAGAAAATCAATCTATATCAAGAGATGTTATCATTCTTAAATGACCAAGTCGGAAGACTAGCTGAAGCTGACAGAAACTTAGCTGACATTAAAGCTGCAGATAATTTATTAAAATCAGAAATCAAGAGAATTTCTGAAGAATTAGCTGGAGTACAGAATGAAGATCTTCTAAACATTGAAGACGGTTATGTTGCTGCTCAATTAAAAGTAGAATCAGATGGTATGCCTAAAGGTCAAGGAATGAAAGTAGATGCTTTAGAATATACTAACGCTGGAAAGAATGATATTCTTACTGTATTCATCAACGATGAGCCAGCAAGAATTGAAAAGTTTAAAATCGCTCTAGATTCAGAAGAGGCGGTTTAACAAACGACCCCACAAAATCCCACTAAAAGCCCGTTTCGAAACAATCGGGCTTTTTTTCATATAAAGGTAAATTAAATTAAACAAACGTGCCGAGAAAAAAGAATTATCTAAATAATAAAGATCTTTACAATCAGATTGTGCAGTCTTTAGAGGATGATAAATTGACAAAGGACGCTGAGAAGATGTTAATCTTATTAGCTGAGAGGGCAATTAGAAAATTGGTGTATGTAAATGAAGATGATAGAAACGATTGTCTACAATTTGCAATACTAGACCTCTTGAAATACTGGCGTAATTTTAATCCTAAATATACCAACGCGTTTGCTTATTTCACAGAGATAGCAAAGAGAGGGTATGCGAAAGGTTGGAATAAAATCCACCCACAAAAATATAAGAACACAATGTCGATGGATAAGATTAATACTAATAATGGTAGTTCAGAAGGCGGAATGTTTAATATATAATGTCAATAAAGAACTTAAAACCCAGAGGAAATTCTGGTTTTGTTCAGGGTTATTATCATCCTGAGAATCCAGAAAAATACATCGGTCCAACGCCGATCATTTATCGTTCCTCATGGGAAAGAAAGTTTTGTATTATGTGCGACACTAAAGATAATGTATTGAAGTGGTCAAGCGAACCTGTAGAAATTGCTTATATTTCTAGAATTGATAATAAGAAACATAAGTACTATCCAGACTTCTATATGAAGACTAAGAACAAAGAGGGTATCGAAGAGGAGTTTATGGTTGAGATAAAACCAGAAGCTCAGATCAAAAAGCCTAGACCACCTCTTAAGAAATCAAAGAAAGCTTTAGAGTCATATAAGTTTTTAGCAGAACAATATGTTAAAAACACTGACAAATATAAGTATGCGCAAGCATGGTGTGAAAGTCGTAACATGAGGTTTATCGTGTTAACGGAAAAGACACTTAAATAATGGGACAAGTTAAAAAAGACATAAGAGAATTATCTAAAGATGCTGGTGGTAGAGGTAGAGCCAAAACCGCTGCGGAATCTTGGTTTGAAGACTCTAAGAAATCTATTAGAGAAGGTGCAGTACAAAGTACAGCAAGAAGATTTAGACCAGGACAAGTCTATGTGTTTAGATACGACGATCCTAAATATGCTACAGAATGGGATAGAAATCCATGCGTATTAGCATTGGACCCAGCAGGTAATAATGACTGTGGCATTAATCTAAATTTATTACCACCTAACATTAAAGAAGAACTACTAGACGTAGTTTACGAAAGATTCCAAGGTTACTTAAAAAGCCAAGAGGGAAAGCCTGCTAAC